GGATGGTGTTCACCGTGAAGGGGGTGGACGTCTGGTCCGTGGACTGGGTTCCGAGCGCAGCCGGGGTGGCGATGCCACTGAACAGCTGGGCGTTGAAGTGCGTCACGGTCCCAGCGGCGGCGCCGCAGAGGACTGACACCTTCGACACCACGGTGCCCACGTCGACCGGGACGGCGACGGCGTTGGCCTTCGCAGTGACCAGGCCAGAGGCGCTGTCGGTGTAGTTGAACCCGAACCACTCGGCGTTGGAACGCGCCGGGACGTTGGGCTGAGTCGCGTTGGCGAAGCCGCCAATCACGGTCAGGAAGGGGTTCCGCTGGGGAAGTCCAGCGGAGACAAGATCTGCCATTTGATGTTCTCCTTGAGAGATGAGGGGATGTAGTCGAAGGTCCGCAGGGCCTGGGGGGGTAACCCCAGGCCCTGCGTCGGATGTGGGCTAGAAGCCCGGGGCAGCGAGGCCGGTGTTGCCCGTCAGGATCGAGATGGCCTGGGGGAACCGGGTCGGCATGAAGGCGCTGTAGTTGTACAGCTGGAACCGGATCTGCAGGGTTCCCGACAGCACCTCGGGCAGTGCCCGCATCCGCATCGTTCCCTCGAACAGGATCGGCACGGACTCGTTCAGCACGACCACCGCGTCAGCGGTCCCACCGGTCACGGCGGTGCCGTTCATGGTGGTGGGCATGTTGGCGTCCTTGACCACCGGAAGTCCGAACACCTCACCGGCCACGCCTTCGGGCACAGGGGCGCCCTCCTCGGTGCCGAGGGTGTTGAACTGCCCGTACTTGGCCGGGATGAACAGGGGCCGGTTCTGGCTGTCCGAGGCGTAGGCCCAGGAGTTGGCACGCCGGGGGTGGACCCAGACGGCCGTGGGGGGCAGGGCCGAGAACGTCAGCGTCTCGATCTGGTTCACTCCCTTGACGATCGACCGGTACTGGGTACCGCTGGTCGAAGCATCGTGGAAGGTCGCAGAGGAGACGGTGACCGCCGAAGCCTGGGACACGGTGGGGCTGGAGGCCGAGGACACGTTCAGCACACCGAGGTGCTGTCCGTTGGTCCCGGTACCGGCGACCACCTGGATGTCCAGGCGCTGGTCGTAGTCCCGGCCCAGGTCATCGAAGATCACCCCGTCCATCGCCAGCGGCGACTGCTCGAGCAGCTGCAGGCTGATGTCTTCCTGGCCGGCGATGGTGTTCACCGGAGCGGAGACAGTGGAGGTCTGGATGTCCTGGCTGGACACTGCGCCACCCTGCGCGGCCTGGACGGCGGTCAGCGTGCCGACCGTGATCTTGGGCCAGTTGATGACGTCGATTCCCGGGGGCAGCGGCTGGTTGGAGACGCGGTTGGCGAACACGCGACCAGGGCGCAGCAGCTTGGCGTAGTCCGACACCTTCCAGAGGGGCGGCACGAACTCGCCACCGGTTCCGGCAGTGGTGTTGGGGTTGACCCGCTTCTCGAAGTCGGTCACAGCGCCGCTGCGGAACTTCATGTCCCGCTGGATGCCGTTCAGCATCTCCCGAACCGCAGGGTTGGTGCGGGCCTCGACCTCGACCTCCCGGGCGTGGCGCGACAGGCGCTCACGGGCGGCAGAGGGGTCGGCACCCGTCAGCTGGGCTGCGGCGATGGTGGCGATGTCACGGAAGTACGAGGCGTCGCTGTACTTGTCGTAGGTCATGGGCTCACTGGTGACCCGAGCCTGGGCTCCGGTGCCGGCATCTCCCCCGCCAGCGGCGAGGATCTCGGCAGCGGCACGCTCGGCCTCGGCCTTGCGTGCGTCTTCGGCGAGCAGGCGGTCAACGTCGGCGTCGAAACGCTTGATCTTGGCCGACAGCTCCTCGAACTTGGTCGACTCGTCGTCGGTCAGCTCGCGGGCTTCCTTGGTGGGGGTGGCCATCAGCTCATCGAGCTTGGCCAGGGCCTTGGTGCGCTTGGCGCGCGTTGCGTCAAGGATGGGGTTAGCCATGATTGGCTCCTTCTTGGTAGTAGGTGGGTGCCTGGCGTTGGCGGGGTCGACGTTCATCGGCGGTGCCCGAAGGCCCTACGGATGACGGACGGCGCTACAGCGGGGCGGTTAACGAAGTCGCAGGGCGTGTGCCCTGGCGAGGTACAGGTCAAGCGGGTGAGACTTCTGGACCGGGGCAGCGGGAGGCGTGGTGGCCGACGTACCGTCCGGCTTCATCGTGGCGTCCTGCGCCTTGTCGGGGTTGGGCACGCCCAGGTAGTCCGAGAGGACGACCAGCAACTCATCCACCGCGGTGTCGGAGGTCTGAGCCAAGGAGAGGACGTGCTTGAGGGTGGCGGCTGATGCCGGGTTCATGGCGGCGGCACGAAGCTCCCGCATGAGTCCCCGTTCCTCACGGGACAGGGACCGCAGTCCGGTGGACCCGGCCGTGTGGGGGTTGGCGCCGAAGTTGACGGCACTGGTGTCACCGTGGTGGAGGTTGACCTCGAGGATGGACCGCTCGTCGTAGTCGCCGTTCCACTCCTGCTTGTTGACACGGAAGGCGAAGGACATCTCGTCAATGTCGCCGGCCTCCAGGGCGTAGCGCAGGATCTGGACATCGGGCCGACGGGGGTCAAGTCGGGCCTCTGTGTGCAGGCCCTTGTTGTCCACGGACAACTTGAGCGAGCCCGACTTGGTGCGGGCCATGCTCACGCCCTCATGGTTCATGAGGAAGTTGACGTCGGGAGACTCGGCCAGGGTGCGGTCGAATGCGTTGCGCTGGATCGTCTCGGTGTAGTCGCCCAGGAAGTCCGTCATGGTGTACGGGGTGTCTACGATGGATGCGTAGCCGGTGAACGTGAGGAGCTGGCCACCAGTGCCGTCGGGGGTCTCCCGAAGCTCGCATCCGTCGATGGTGCGACTGCGGTACTCCAGAACCCCGGTGTACTCGTCGCGGAACTTGAGGTCTTCGGTCATGGTCATCCCTAGAAGTTGCTCGGCTGGGGAATGGCGGTCACCGTGGCGATTGCCGAGGTGTAGGTGTTCCCGATGAAGGCCACGTAGCGGTGAAGCTGGAGGCGAACCTGCAGGGTGCCGGCCGTGGCGTTCACGCTGGCCGAGTAGCGGGGCGCACCCTCGAACAGGAACATGTCGGACGGCCGAAGGCACCACACCTGGTCGGCGGCAGTGCCGGCCGTGATGGTGCCGTCCAGATAGACCGGAAGGCCGAGGACCGGGCCGAAGGGGCGGGTTCCACCAGCTGGTGTAACGGAGCTGTCAACGTGGATGCCGACGGACCCGGGTGAGGCGATGGGCCGGTTGGAGCTGTCCAGGCTGGAAGCCATCCAGAACCACCGACGGGGGGCCATCAGCCAGACCTCGGGAGGCATGAGTCGCTGGTTGGAGACGGCGGCAGCGGCCTGGCCGAGCAACGGCCACAGGGTCGTCATGGTGGTGGCGCCCGAACCGGAGACGGTGTTGGGGGTCGGCAGGGAGAAGTTGGACAGGCCGGTCAGCTGACCGTTGATACCGGACCCGGTGAGCAGCTGCTTCTCCAGCGCCACGTTGTAGTCCAGGGTCAGATCCTTGGCGCCCACGGCGTCCAGGCCGGGGTTGGGGGTGAGGTCGTAGAGCTGCTGGCTTACGTCGACCTGACCGGAGATGGTCACGACCGGCGAGGACAGGTCGGCGGTGGTGTCGTCCACCTGGAACACGGCCTCGGACTGGCCAGCCTGGACTCCCGTGCTGGCGCTGGGGACGGCGAGCTTCGGGATGTTGATGGACTGCACTCCAGCGGGGAGCGGGACGGGGTTGAGCAGGTCGCCGAACGGGCGTCCGGCCCGGGATGCGGTCTTGAAGTGGTCGATCAGCCAGCCGGGGGGCGAGAACTCTCCACCAGCGCCGAGCGTGGTGGTCCCACCGGCCCGGTTCTCAAACTCCTGGTGACGGCGCAGGCGCTCCGCTGCGGGGCTGTCGGCCCGACCGTCCAGCGCAGACTGCGCGAGGTCACCGAAGAAGCTGTAGCGGGAGCCTGGCGCGTAGATGTCCGGCTCGGTGATCTTGCTCACAGGTCGCTCTCTTTCAGAACCCAGACGGACTCTTTTTTCAGGCCGAGCATCTTCTCTGCGGAGAGGCGATGGTGGCCGTCGACAATGGCGTAGTCACCGCCGTTGGTCTTGATGACCTGGGGGGCGGTGTTGTGGGGCTTCTGCATGCGGGACTTGCCCGGGTTCTGCAGGTGCCAGATGAGGTTCTGGCGGTTCAGTTGGGCGTTGGTCGCCTGCAGCTTCTTGAACTTGACCGTCTTCTGGACTGACTTCTTCCAGTCGCCGTCTTGGATGGTGGGCAGTGCCTTGCCGTAGATCGGGAACATGGCCTGCACGTGTTCGTCGTCGCCGGCCGGTGGCAACGTCTGGGCCTTGGCCACGGCCTTCTTGATGTCCTTGGGGGACGGCGGCGGCGTGCCGCGCTCCACGCGCTCCCAGTTGATCGGCACTAGACCGAATGTCCAGCGGCCTCGAGCGTGCGGAGGATCAGCTCCTCGGCCTGCTTGTTGAACTGGCCACCAGCGGCGGGCGTGATTCCCTGGTCAAGTACCGGCGTCTCGTCAACCCCACCGGTCTGCCCGCCGACACCTTGGCCAGCCGTCGGTCCACCCGCAGGCTGAGGACCGCGAGGGGTTCCCAGGGGTGCGAAGTTAAGAGGTCCGTAGTGAACCTGGCCGAGTCCGTCGGGGAGCGGAGGAAGGTCTTCAAGCTCGCGGATCTCGTCAAGGTTCATCCACCCGTTCTGGAAGGCGAGCATGTAGGCGGCGAACCGCTGGCCGGTGTCACCCCGCAGGCGCCCGCGAAGGTCGAACTTGCACTCCTGGTTGGGGGGAAGCTGGCGGGACAGGTACGTCTCGATGCGGTTCAGGTACGGCCGCAGGGTGCCGATGACGTAGCCAATCTCCATCTGCTCAATCCCGGTGCCCCAGGACGAAGTGCGGTCTTGGAAGCCGAGCCGGTGTTCGGGGATGCGGAACCAAGTGGCGATCTCGTGGCGCTGGAAGTCCCGGGTCTGCAGGAACTGGGCGTCGTCCATCGTCATGGTGATCTGCTGCCAGGTGGCACCACCGGTCAGGACTGCGGGGTACTGGGCGTTGCCGATGCCACCGTGCGACTGCTTCCAGTCGCGGGCCATCTCGAGCGTCTCCTCGGGGGACAGATCCTCTGCCGTGGAGATGACTCCGGACGGCATGGCCGAGTTGGCGAAGAACTGACCGCCGTACTTCTCGGACGCCGATGCGAGTGCCCATGAGCCCCGGGCGTACTCCACCGGGTTCAGGCCGATGAAGCCACCGGGCGGGAGCAGGGCGCTGGGGATGTGCAGCACGTCCTCGGTCGGGATCGGCTGGCCGTTGAACCGGTAGATGCGCTGGCCGGTTTGCCCGTCCCGACGTGCGAACACGGAGTCGGGGTGGACGATCTGGCACATGGTCGGGTAGCCGCGGTCATCCCGGCCCAACCAGCGGCCGTAGATATTTCCTCGCAGCGAGATGGAATACATGCACTGCGTGAGCCAGTCCTGCTGGATGCCCTCGGGCCACGGGTCGGCGATGAGCGGCGGCGCCGGGGTGATGAGCTTCTTGGTGTTCCCGCCCTTCTTGTACGTGTTGAGCGGGAGCGTGGACACGTCGTCGGCCAAGATGGCGACGCAGGTGGCCACTGTGGTGATGCTCATGGCCGCGTCGTCGTTCATCGGAACGCCGGCTGCGACGAGCCCAATCTGGCCGTTGGTGGGGATGTAGGACGATCCCCAAGGCAGAGTCGGATCGGCGCCTCGGCGCTCGAGGCCGCGCAGGATGCTCACAATCAGCCTGCTTTCTTGGCGGCGCGCCTGGCTTTCCTAGCGGTGCGGCGGGCGGCGAACGGGGCAGTGATGCGGTACAGGGCCACCGATGCCGCTTGGTCCTCGGTGGAGTAGCCGATCAGCAGGAGGAACACGCCAGCAACAGCCAGACCCACCAACGGGTGCCAGCAGTAGGCGGCATAGGACAGCAGGCCGAACCCGGCCAGCTCCACGACGGTGCTGGGACGGATCAACCGAACACCACCGTGAGGGTGCCTGTGGCCGAGGCGGTGACCACGAAGGACGCCGGCAGGGTGGCTGCGTCGAAGGTAAGTACGGTCCACCACTTGATGGACAGCGGGACGCCCGTGTCACCCGTGACGCCCTTGAGGGTCAGGGTGCCGCCGTAGCCCGGGTTGGGGTTGGGCGTGCCGGGAGCGGTGGCGTTGGGAGGAACGATGATGGCCCAAGTGGTGCCGGTGGGGAGCGAGACGGTGTTGGCGCCGACCGCCAGGCTGACCGGGAGAGTATCCCCCACTGCCGCCTGGGTGGTGACGGAGAACGGGCCGAAGGAACGGGCGCCGTCGGGGCCTCCAGACACCGCTGCGGCCAGGGTGAGGGTTCCAGTACCGGCCATCTACGCCTCCTCGGCCGCAGCCAGGGCGGCTGCAAGGTTGATCACTCGGGACTTTCGCCGGGGAAGCTCGCAGTGCAGAGCCCGGTCCAACGCCATCACGGCGGCTACGGCCAGGTCGATCTTGCGGGGCGACTGCTTGGCTTCCTTGTGGATCTGAGCGCCACGGTTGGTGGTGCGGAGAGCCGCGTTGTTGATGTGGCGGTTGAGGCGGGCGTCGTCGGCGTGCGTCAGCTGCTTGTTGACGACTGCCTCGTAGAATTGCTGGGTGGCCGGCACCATGCGGACCGCGGTGTTCGGGTACTCCACGATGGGCAGACCCTCACGCTCCAGTTCTTGGAGGACGAGGTGCCATCTGGCGGGGTCTGAGGCGACTTCGATGACGTTCCAACGCTTGCAGGCGTTGCGAATGGCGTCCTGTACGTCCTCGATGTCGACATGCCAGCCCGGTGAGTCGCTGTCCAGCTTCTCCCAGGCCGCTACGACCGCCACGCGGGGCGTGGAGCCGTCCTTGGGGACCGTGCAGGCCACCAGGGCGGTGCTGTCGTTGTTGTAGGAGCCGTCGAAGCCGAGACACACGGCCGTGTTGTCGGGGATCGGCTGGTCTGTGCCCTTGCAGGCGTCCCATGCGCCTCCCGGGAGCCACGCTTGGGTGCTGGACACCCACTGGTTGAGCCGCTTGGTGCGGAACTCGTTCTCGGGGGTCCGCTTGACCGCTGCCGAGAAGTCCTCGGGGTCGATG